ATAAAGAATATCTTGTAAATTATTTACTTTAAAAGGTTGTCTTCCTTTATGATTAAAATATTCTTTAATTAATAAACGATCTCCTTTTGTGATTAAATTTAAATCTATTAATTTCCCTTTTATAAATTCAATACAATGTTCAGGGAATAACTCTTCTAATCCATTCATAGAATATAATGAAAAATGATGTATTAATTTATCTTCTTTTTCTTTTGTCCAAAACATAACACTTTTATGAGAATTATTTAATTTAGAAGCATTATAAACATCTTGATTTTTATATAAATTTAATCTTCTTGCTTGTGTATTAATACTTCCTTTAGTTTTATTAGGAAAATATTCCAATAATATATCATTAGATAATATAGGATATAATTCTATTAATTTAGATATGTCACTTTCAAACCATGTTTTATTTTCGCACTTAATAAATTGATTTAAATTTAATTTTTGACATTGTACTTCGATTGCAGTCCTACTTCTATTTGGTAAATAATATACTAATTCTTTATATGTTCTATTAATACATTCTTTACGTAATATATTTATTTCTTCTTCTGTCCATTTAGTCATAGTTAAATTAAATCTATTCAATCTAGTCGTGATAGCAAAATTACTTCTACATAATTTATTAGATAATTCATTTAAAGACATACTTCTATAATTATCTTTTAAATATTCATTATCTTCTTTAGTCCATTTTTTACCCAATATTATCAATCCCTTCAAAGTATAAAATATTCAATTAATATTTAGGTCTACTATGAAAATAAATATTAAAATCTTCACTATTTTCAAAGACCCAAAATTTCCTATTAGTTTTAAAATGAATTCCAGTATGAAGATATTTAAATCCCTTCAAAGTCAATTCATTCTTTAATTTTGGAGAATAGCAATAAAAAAACTTTGAATCAGAATTCAAAGTATCAATCCTTCTTTCATAATATTTAACACTACTTAGGTACAATGAAGCACATACGATTCTTTTCAAATAAACCCTTAACTTCATCTTTTTTAATTATCTTTATATCACCATTACTAAAATAAATTTGAACATTATTTTCATCATAAACTTTAATTCTAGTAATCATTTCCTTACTTAGATACCAACATTCTAAAAGCAACAGTAGATGCACTTGAACGATACCATACAGCATGGAACGGCAATTCAATATCAACTAATGCTTCCCCAGGTTTTACTACTATATAATTAGCTTCAGTAGTAGAATTATCTAAACTAATCCAAAGATTGTTTGTAGTATCATCATTAATTACAAAATTAATTTTCTTACATTCCCCATCACCAGCAGTAAAAGGTACTACTTCAACAGGAGTCACCGATGCGGTAGCGTTTATACTTTTATGTTTAACAATATTTGCCATTTAAAAATACCTCCTTAAATTTATATTGCAATATGGATAAAGAAATTATTAAATAATATTTCTTCAATATTATCAAAATCCCAGTACCAAATTTCCAATAACTTTATATTATTGTTTTGTGCATATTCTTTTTTTCGTCTATCATGTTCAAGTTGTTTTTCAAAATCTTTTTTAGATTTATGAAATCCTTTACAATAATGTTCATGTTGTTCACCTTGATATTCTATAAGTAAATTATAGTCAGGTAAGTAAAAATCATAAGAGAGATTTTTATTTCCCAATCCAACAAGATTATCAAATTCCTTTTGTGGAATATTAAATACATTATTTTGTTTTAAATATTCACTAATTCTTTTTTCACCTTTAGAATTATTACATGCGGGGCAACCTCTTCCTTTATTTCTTTTATCAATTGTTGCTTCCCATTCATGATTACAAACCTTACATTTCCACCATACTTTATCTCCACTATTAGGGCAATATTCTTCTGGTTTTTTATTATTTATATTGTAATTCCATTCTTTACAAAGATCAGGATTTATAATTAATAAATTATAATCTTTACTTGGTAATTGTCCAATACAATAAGGGCAACTACTTATACAATCATCCTTATTTCTACAATCTACCGAAACTTCCCATTCGTGTCCTTTATCACATATCCACCAGACTTTTTTACCACAATTCGCAGTAATATTATATGGAGTTAAATCACCATTTAAAGTAGGATGCCATTGTTTCGCAAGTTCTAGATTTTTGGTTGCAAGACAATTAGATAAACCTACTTGATAACCTAAACAATATGGGCAACTTTCATTTGCTAAAATATTATCCCAAGTCATTTTAAATTCTTCTTGACATTTTTCTTTTAAACATTTCCAAGTAAGTTTTATATCACTTCTTATATATTCATTACTTAATAATTCAAAAGGTTTATTATTTAATTTACACCATAGTTTAATATTCTGTATTGAATATGGATTACTTGTATCAACTATCCTTGATAATACACCCTTTTTGGTTATTTTAAAATTTTGAAAGGAAATAAAATAATAATAACCATATATATCTTTTATTATTAATTTAGTTTTATTATTTATATATTCATTACTAATTAAATAATATCCAAAATCTTCAATACAATCCTTTACTTCAAGATAAGTAAATTTAATATTATTTTTCATTAAGCCCAAACAATAGCATAGATTACGTCATTTGTAGTTAATACATAGTCCGTACTATTAGTAGCAACAATAAGATTAGTAGTTGATTTAGATATTGCAGCTTTATTGGTCACATCTTTTCCTGCTCTTAAAATATTACAAACAAATCCTGCAACAGTAAAACCAGCAGCAATACTAACTGTCTCAGCAGTTTGTTCGTCAGCAATTACAGTATGACTTAATACTTTAATACTTGTAGTTCCAACACCATCAAGTGCATTTAATTCTGCTGCACTAGCTGAAAGTCCAGATATTACAGGAATTAAACCATTTCTTTCAAATTTCATGAATTTATTTACCTCCTTTTTAATAAATATTAAAACTAAGACATATTAAATTTATATCTTAGTATTACAAAAAATTATTTAGACCTATTTTTATTTGCTTGTTTGTCTTTTTGTTTTTCTCCATTAGGAGTTAATTTTTTTTCATCTATTTCTGGTCTACCAGGATCGTTAGCATTTGTATAAGAAGTCTGAAGGGGAATCATCTTATCTATTAATCCTAAAATATCATTTTCGTATTTTAATAAATTCAAAAATGTACTTTGTTTAATCCCTAAAGCAATTAAAGGAAGTAATTTAGAATATCCTAAAGTTGCTCCTTCTTTCCACATTTCCCATTTTTCTTTTCTATTAAATATTGTTATTAAAGGCATCAATATCTCGAAAGTAAAATTCTTATTTCTTATTAAATACTTATTAAATTTATTATTATACCATCTAATAGTCTGATCTAATAATGGAGTTAAAATAGATTCATCATTAGCAATAGATGCTGATAATCCAACACTACCTGTAGAACCATCATTAAACAATAATCTTGGAGTACCTGCTGAATTATAAACAGTATTTTCTGCTCTATCAATATTATCTCTTAATGTCTGTCCTTTTTCTTGAAGATTTACTGCTTCAACTTTAAGAGGAGTGGTTAAAACATCGACTCCATCTTTAGTAATCATCTTCTTGGCATTCGTGTGAAGAGCTTGCCCTTCTTCAAGTTTTAATAAAGGTAAACCAGTTTTAGCATCAGTAGGTAATTCTTGAACAATAAGTTTAAATAAATCCATCTCAGTCTGTGATTTATCTAAATCTTTATATTCTTTAAGATTTATTAATTCAGTAAACACAGGAGATAAAAATGGAGTTGCAATATCTGTTAATTTATGACATCTAGCAAATTCAGGATTTAACTGTTGCCATTCAGGAGTAGATGATAATTCATTAAATTTACCTGCCTTATAATCTAAATAAGTCTGTAAAAATTCAGGGGGGAATTGATTAAATATTTTAATTTTATCTTCTGTTTTAGTATATAAATCAAAAAATCTAAAATTAAACTCAATCGCATAGCAACCATCAATTTTATAATCTGATCTACAATACTCAAAAGGTAATTGTTGAATAGATATATTATCGTCAAGAACACGTTCATATCCATAGAAAACCCCATCAAGAATAACTATTAGATTTATAAATCTAGATAATTCTTGTAAATGAGAATTATCGGTATAATCTAAAATAGTTTGAAACGCTTGATTAAGTTTTTTTAGTTTACCTTCGTTGTTAATAAAATCATCATCTTTTATTTTAGGAATTATAAGATAATCATAAGTTAAAATAGTAGCAAAATACCAAACTAATCTACGATATTCACCTGAAATATTAAAAAAGTAGCGAGACATTTTTTGAATAATGGTACTATTATTAGTTTCAAGATATTGTAAAACTTGTTCTTTTGTATATTTAAGTTTGGTAAAAGTATCAGTTTTATATTTAACTGCATAAATACCAGTTGATAATTTTTCAAATTGAATTGTTGGTCTTTCTGGAGTGGGGGAGGGAGAACGAGTTCTTTTAATAAGTTTATAATTAGATATTTCAATTTCACCTCCTTAGATTGATAATTAGACTATTCTATTATTCAATTATAAAAAACGTATTGAGATAAATTAATATTTCTATCTTTTTCTATATTATCTTCATACATCTTTATAAAGTAACAACCATATGCTACTGCACTATAGCGATCTTTATTAATTCTTTTAGTAACTTGTTCAACTGTAAATTTACCACTACCTAATTGTTTTAATTTTAAATTAGATATTTCTTCTAAAAATAAATCGGTTTGAATATGTGGCAACATTACATTTTTATAATAATCTTTATCATTAATTTCATAATTATTATCTTGTTTTTTTTCTAAAAGTTGTAATTTTCTACTTTCTATCACATCAATAAAAGTTATTATTATATCACTATTAATACCTTGAGAATGTAAATCAAAAAGAATTTCTTCTGCATCTTCTAATTCTGGTTCTTGTTCAGTATTTATTGTATTCCAACATCCCAAACTTTCACCAGTATTAGGATCAAAAGACTCTTTTAAACATTCGTCGATAATTCCCGATCCCATAGTATTTCCATCGACTACAACCATTTTTGCACCATATAAAATTTTAATCTTTTTTAATTCTATTGTTTGTGCATTAAAGGTTAATCCAGTTTCTAAATTAATTAAATTAACTAAATGAATTTGTAATACTTGACCTTTTTTATTACGTTTAATCTTCAATATAGCAATTGAGGACGCATTATTAGCTTCATTAGCACTTCTAGCAACGTCCATAGATACGATATAATCTGATTTTCCATCACCTTTTAGTTCTGGTTTAGTTAAAACTCTCAAATCCATTACTTTGTTTATATTAATTAAAGCATTATCAGTTGCTCCAACCCATTTTGATTCATAATTTTGTGCAAAAGAAATTGCACTCGTAGTGGGGTCATCTCTCTTTGCAAGTATTTGAGATTTAGTTTCTCCTCTCCCATAATGAACTGCTAATTGCCAATCAGACCCTAAAACCATCTTACCTTTTAATTCAATCATTTCTTTAACCATAGAAATACTTCTTACCCATTCATCTGTTCCACGAAATCCACTAGTTGTAAAAAAATTAATTTGTCCATTCATCTCTTCTGGTGATATTAAACAACCTTCTCCTATTGTGCGTCTAGGAACATTAGGAATTGGTTCTAAAACATCTTTAAAAAGAGCATTATTTAATAAAGCTGCTTCTTCAATATTTAATCTTTTACGTCTTTGTCCTTTACTACTTTGATGATTTGCAAGAATATCTACTCTGCCTCCTGAAGTAAAAAGAACTTCAGCAGTATCTTTAGGAAAAGACGCTTTTATAATTTCATTAGCTAATAATGGATAAAATTTAATTAATTCTCTATGTTTATCTTCTAATATAGCACTTGCATTTTCTTTTGTTTGTGCAGACATAGCAATTTCAATATCTGGAAAAAATATTGCTGAATGATACATTGCCATGACTTCCTTCATCGTTTTGCCGTAACCTCTAGGAAATACTCCATATGTACTAATGAATCTAGCAACACTTCTTAAAAAAACTCTTTGATCTAAATCTAAGCGGATACCGCCAGTTTGGGGAGTAATTAAATCGTACCAAAGATCAGGAAACCATCTTGCCCAACTAATAAACTCTACCCATTTATCTAAATTATTGATAAAAGAATTCACTTTATTATCATCTGCTTTTATAAAATTATTAAAAGCAGGATTATAAATATCTGTACGATTTTTAGTATATTTAAAATTATCATTTTGAAAATTTTTTGAACTCATTTAAAACATCCCTTATATTTCCTCTTCTATAAACCCACTTTCTATATAATCTTTTTTTCTATTTTCATAAAACATATAAATATCTTCATATTGACATAAAGGTAATCCATGCAAATCTCTTTCATAATTTACATAGCACCAAATATTAAAATCTACCATATCTTTTGGTTTCTTTTTAAATTTAGGTAAAATTTTAATAATATCTACTGCTTCTTCGACCATTCTAGATAATTGTCCAAAAGTATCCATACCTTGAGATAAGTCAGCTTTAGACATTTGAGAAGGTTGTAATTTTCCAGCAGATGTAGTATCTTTAAACATTGCCATCCATTCTTTAGCATCTTTAGTATTTTTTTCAGCCATAGCAATATCTGCCATTACACTACATACACATGCTTTTCTTAAAAACTCTTTATGTGATTCTGTAGGTAATTGATATGTATTACTTAACCTTTGATATTTATTTTCAAATAATTGATAATATTCGGGTTGATATCCTTCTCCCCATTTTTCAATCATTTCTTCATTAGGAGGTTCAATATTTTTTTTAGATTTGCTTTGTTTATTAGTTGTTTTCTTGGGAGTTGGTTTATCTTTTAAATCATTTTTAGTTAATTTTTTACCCCCATCACAACTATTAATTAACATCATCTTACTAAAATAAATCCTAGTAGCATTTAAAAGGATTTTATTATAATCATCAATATTTTTAGATTTATTCTTTTTTTCACTTTCTTCTATACATCCTTTAAATAAATCCTCATCATAAGGACGTTGGTTTTCAAATAAATATTCCTTTAATGTTAATTCAGATGACACATTAGAATTTCTACATGTTTTACACCATAAATCAGTATTTTCAGATAAGTAAGAATTTTTTGTAAATTGGTCTATAGGTTTAGTTATATTACATTTCATACATTTTTTAGTTAAATTAGCCATCAAACCACCTAATCATCATTTACTCATCGTCCCATTCATCAACAGCAAATTCCAAATTCTCAATATTATAATAACTTCTATTCAACATATCTGTAGTATTTTTCAAACAGGATAAATAACCTTGTTTTAACCCTTCACTTATTGCACCATCTTCTATTTGATTAAATATATCAACTAAGAATCTAAATCCTGCTTCATCATCTACTGATTTTATATTATCTAAAACAGTTCTAATAAATTCACATCTTTCACATTCACAATCTTCACCATCATATTCATACTCTTCTCTATCTATCAAATCAGAAGGTTTATTAATTTGATTCTGACTTATTTGATTTTTAACTTTCTTTATTTTAATCTTATCTGTCTTAGACATTTGCTCTTCGAACATTGAATCATATGTCTTTTGATCGACCTCTTTACCACCTATATAATAATTTCTTATATAATCACCATTGATTATATTTTCTTTTATTTCAAACTCCAAATTAATACACCTACTCTCTTTTATTACTCGCTATATTCTTCATATTTCTTATTCTTCATTTTCTTTTCTTTTTT